CAGCGCCCATCGCCGGGGGCAGGGCGAAGGCAACATTGTCAAGAGCTTCAACAGCGCATCGGGCTCCGACGCTGCCGCTGGCACGCGCTGGGCGGCCAAGCAGAACCTCAGCGCCGGCACTACGCTCACCGCTGGTGACGTGGTTGGTCTCAGCGGTTCTTGGAGCGGCCAGAAGGTCGAGGGATTGGGAACCGCTACAGCGGGCCTGGTCATCAAGGGCCAGTTCGACAACAAGAGGCCGACCTATCCCAAGCTGTGGGGCAACACGGACGTCACCGCCAACTCGTGGACGCTCGAAAGCGGGACGACCTGGAAAACCACTGTCACGATGAACACGGGGGTTCTGAACGACGGCTATTCGACCCTCAGCGTGCTGCGAATCCAGAACTCCATCGCCACCGCGACCCCGCTAGCGTCCGAACGTCTGATGAAGCAGGCGACCTCCAAGGCCAACTGCATCGCGACCACGGACAGTTCCTTCTACGAGCTGGTCAGCGGCCTGACTTACACGCTCTACGTCAACACGCCGGACGGGCTCGCGCCGGACCTGGGCGCCTACAGCTATCGGGCGCACAAGGGCTTTGCTGCGCTGGTCTGGGGGCAGAACACCACTCGTCCCGGCGGCAGCGTCTATGACCTTGAAATCAGCCACTGGAATAGCGGCCTGGGCGCGGTCAACGGCGGGCCGAATTGCCTCTATGAAGGCATGGTTCTGGCGCACGGCACCAAGCACACCCTGAACATCGAGGGCGGGATCGTCCGAGACTTCCTTTGCTACGGTCGAGGGGCGCCGAACAACAACGCGCTGAACGCCTACGCGCCGGATGCCACGGGCAAATACTCGATCTTCACGAATGGCGTTGTGGACATTGACGACGGCTCGCCGATCTACACGCACCGGGGCACGACGGGCGACTACGCCTATCACGAAGTGTCGCACATGATCTTTCGATCTGCGCGGAACGCGGCTGGCGCGCTCCAAATCAGCGACACGTTCGCCTGCGACAATGTGCTGACCGCTCTCTACGAATGGAACTACGTTCGAGGCTTTGGCGACAGTAACGCCGGGGCGGGAAATCACGTCGACCCGTGCATCGCCACCTATCGATACAACCTCTATGACCAACTCTCGGTCTTCAACTCCATGACGGACACATATGAAAACGTCTGCATTTTGGAGAACTACTCCTACGACGCGAACAAGACCGGCATCGCGATATTCAAATTGCAGGAAAACCACGAGGTTCATCACAACACGATGCTGGCGCTGAATGTCCAGACGACATACGGCGACGCCAATCCGACGATCGATTACCGGGCGAAAATCTACGACGTGCCGGCCGCCGGCAACAACAACCCGAACTGCCATCACAATTTAATCGTCATTGACACGCATCTGGCGAACGGCGTGACGATCCGGTCCGAGCAGGGGGCGGGCATCAACTGGACCTCGGATTACAACATCATCGTGAACTTCACGCCGGGGCCGATGAACTCGTTCAAGTGGGGCACAAGCACCAAAACGACCTGGGCGGAATACATCGCGGACTTCGCGCCCCATGACGCGAACAGCATTTTCTACGACTGCCGTGATGACAGGCGTGGCGCCGCCGCCCTGTTCAAAGATCCGCTCGCCCGGAACCTTGAGTTCGCGGACACCGATCTGGCCCGCCGAGTGCAGGCCGACATGCTGCGGCTGGGCGTGGGCGCGTCATGGACGATCAGGGGGCTTCCGGAGGCGACCACCGCCGATGAGGATCGCGTCACCCTGATGCACAGCTAGCCCGTCAGACTCGGCGCCGTCGTAAGGGGTTGCTGGTGGTCTCGCGAGGGGGCAAAGTTAGCGCGACGCTAGGGAAATCAAGGCTTTACGTCCACTTCCCGGGCGGTTGCCCGCGTGCGATTTCCGTTGCTGTATCACGGTTTCCGGGCGGCCGTCAGACTCTCGTCCGACTGGCCGTCAGACTCTTGTTCGGCAGGTGTTCCGATAGAGCGCCACCGAACCGGCGGCAGTGGCTGCGTGGCGACGTACCTCATCGGCTTGAGATAGGCCGATCTGTCCTCCTTGAACGGGACGCCGGGGAACATGGCTTGGAGCATCTTCAGGCTGGTCACGCGATCCCCCTCTTGGCCTGCGCGTTGGCCGCGACCTGACCGTCCCGCGGCAGGTACAGCGACAGGATCGAGACGATGGACGCCAGGGCGTGGCCGGTGACGGACGCGATCTCCGATGGCGTGCAGCCGGCGCGGGCCAGCTGGACGACGCAGGAGTGGCGCAGGCACCGCAGCAACAGGTGCTTGCCGTCGACCGCCTTCCGCACCTTGCCGAACGCCTTGCCCAGCCGCTCCTCCGAGTAGGGCTTGCCCGTCGCCTCGTCGCGGAACAGGAACAGTTCGCCCTTGCCGGCCTCGGCCAGCAGTTCGCGCAGCGCCGCGCTGACCCGGATCGTCACGCTCGAGCCGGTCTTCGACTGCCGGAACGAGAAGGTGCCCGTGGCCGCGTCGTACTCGGCGCCGGGGCGCATGGCGCGAACGTCCGTCAGGCGCTGGCCGATCTCCCACTCAAGCAGGATCACCAGCGCCAGGCTCTTGCGACCGTGCTCGCGGCAGGCCTTGACGTAGAAGTCCACGTCCTCCTGCTCCCATATCGTGACCAGCGACTCCGAACCCTTGATGCGGATGCCGTCGCAGGGGTTGTCCTGCCGCCAGCCGGCCGCGACCGCCTGATCCATGATCAGGCGCAGCGTCTTCTTCAGGTGCTGCTTGGTCGCCTGCTGGCCGGGAAACTGGCTGAGCAGATCCTCCACGTCCGACCGCGTGATCGTCGTGGGGTCCGGGTCGTTCGTGACCTCCGACCCGCGCAGGGTGTGGTTGATGTAGGTCTTGTAGTGGGCGACCGACTTGGGCCGCAGGTCGGCGTAGGCGCTCGACTGCTGCCAGAGCCGGATCAGCTTGGCCAAGGTCCGCTTGTTGACCGACTCCTCGACCGCGCGCCCGTCGCGTTGGCGGATCAGCTTGACGTACAGGTCGGCGGCGTCGCGCTGGATGGCGGCGATCTCGTGCCCGTCGTCCAGGTCGCCGCGGCGCCGCGCGTCACTCAGGGGGAGCGGAATGGCCGGCGACCAGCCGGAGGGGCGGAGGCGGGGCGGCACCTCGAACAGCACGCGGAACGTCCCGTCCGCTCGTGGACGCACGGTGACATACTTTCCGAGCTCGAGCTTGACGGAAGGCATCCGGGTCGATCTTCCATTGGCTTGTGGCCGGCGCATCATGCTTCATCCCCAGGGCTTTGAGAACCTCGTCTCGGTCGAACAGGCTTTGGCGTCCGCGATCGACGCGGGCAGGCATCCGGCCGGCCGCGATGCGCCGGCGAAGCGTCTCCTCGCCGTACCCAGCCAGGTCGCACACCTGCCGGGTTGTCAGTCGCATCGGCAGGGCCTCTGTCTGGTTGCTGTGGTCTGTCGACGCGAGCGCCATGCCGTCCTCCCTAGAGGCGGCAAGTGTTGCACATGGCAACCCTGTGTCAAGCGCAGTTCGTTTCCCCGTGCAACGCGGGCTTTTCTGCCTGCCTACAGCCAGGCCATCGGGGCGAGAATCATGAGCAGCAGGAGGAGGGCGATCCCGCGGTAGATCCACATGCGGCGCTGAAACGGGGTCATTCGCCCGCCGCCTTGCCGCCGATCAGGACGCGCAGCAGTTGGACGGCCTGCTTGCGTTGCGGCGCCGTCAGGCCGTCGTAGATCGACCATAGCCCGTCAGGGTCCGCCGGGTTCCGCATGATCAGGTCGGCCGGCGAGCAGTTCAATTCTTCGGCCGCGCGCTCGAGGAACGGTTGATCATACCGGCGCCGCCCGCTTTCAATGAGCGACAGGTAGGAGCGGGCCATCTCCATTCGCTCGGCAAGCTGAACCTGGGTGAGCCGACGGTGCTTGCGCCACTCCTTTATGAAGTGGTGCGGCGCGTTCGCCTTGAGTCTGTCCGTCATAGTCATGCTCCCTCCAAGAAGCATAGCCCAAACCAATGCGCTTGTGTGTCGCGGCTGGCAACAAAATAACCTTCAAATGCCCATTGACGGTAATGTCGCAAATGGCGACAGTCCGACTCATGAACCTTCAGACCTACATGGACTCGCTGAGCCTCAAGGACAAACAGGTCGCCGGATCGCTCGGCATCGCCCGTTCCTTTGTGTCTCAAATTCGCCGCGGCCAGCGTGAGCCGTCGCTGCGACTGGCCTGCCACATCGAGACGTGGTCCCGAGGCGCGGTCACGCCGCGCGAACTGCTGACGGCGGACTGATCACATGGTCCGGGGGGCGGCTCAGAGGACGGCAGGCAAGCGGGAAACCGACTTCCAGGCGCTGCATGTGCCCGTGCCGCCGTCCGTTAATTCGCTCTACCGCAACCTTCCGGGGCGCGGGCGGGTGAAGACCAAGGACTACAGCGCGTGGTTCGCCAACGCTCGCAACGTGGTCCGGCTGCAAAAGCCCGGAGTCGTGCGCGGCCCTGTCGTCATCGTCCTGTGCGTCGATCGTCAGGGCGTCGGCTCTGATCTGGATAACCGCGTCAAGGCGCTGTTCGACCTGATCGTGAAGATCGGCGTGATCGAGGACGACTCCAAGGTTCTGGCCTTCTGCACGGCCTGGGCCCCGAAGACACCCGAGAGCATCGTGCGCCTCGCCATCATGCGGGCCTGCGACTTCTCAGTGAAATACCGGCTGCACGCTGACGGCGCGAGCGGCGGCTGGTTTCTTGACGCGCCGAACGAAGGGGAGGGCTGACGTGGCCATTTCGATTGCAAGTCTCAGGAAGGTGAAGGTGGATCAGCCGCCTCGCGTCCTGATCTACGGCCCGCCCAAGATGGGCAAGACAACGCTGGCGTCCGAGTTCCCGGCGCCCGTGTTCCTGCAAACCGAGCAGGGAGAAAGCGGCGGCCTCGAGCTAGACTCGTTCGGCCACCTGCAAACCTATGCGGAAGTCGACGAGGCGCTGATCTCGCTGTTCAACGAGACGCATGCTTTCGCGACGCTCGTGGTCGACAGTCTGTCGGAGCTCGAGAAGCTGATCATCGCCGAGGCGTGCAAGCGCAACGGCTGGAAGAACATCGAGCAGCCTGGCTACGGCAAGGGCTACGTCGCCGCCGACGCCATCTGGCAGGAGTTTCTGACCGCGATCAACATGCTGCGCAGCCAGCGCGGCATGGCCGTGGTCCTGATCGCCCACGCCAGCATCGAACGGTTCGACGATCCGCAGACGCAGTCCTACAGCCGGTACGACATCGACCTGCACAAGAACGTCCGGGCGCTCATGCAGCGCGAGGTCGACGCCATCCTGCTGGTCAAGCAGGACGTCTCGCTCCTCAAGGAGAAGACCAGCTTCGGCGGCGAGCGGGCCATCGGCACCGGCGCCTCGCGCTGGATCTACTGCGAGGGCTCGCCCGCCTACACGGCCGGCAACCGCTACAACATGCCCGACAAGCTGTTGTTCCAACCGGGCAAGGGCTTCGCCGCCCTGGCCCCCTACTTCCCGCAACCGGCCGCCGGCGAGACTGCCCCGGCCAAGAAAGAGGAGGCGGCCTGATGGCTGACCTTGGAACCAACTTCGACCCCGCTTCGGCGCCGCCGAGCGATCGCGACTTCGACCTGATCCCGAACGGCTGGCAGCCGGCGCAGGCCATCGAGTCCGACGTCTCGCCGACCAAGGACGGAACCGGCACCATCGTCTCGTTTACCTTCGAGATCCTGTCCGGCCAGTACGAGCGTCGGCGCATCTGGAAGCGCATGAACGTCCAGAACAAGTCGGCCGAGGCGCAGGCCATCGGCCAGCGTGAGCTCGCCGACCTGTGCCGGGCGCTGGGCCTGCCGTCCATGGCCAACACCGAGCAGGCGCACGGCAAGCCGCTGATGGTCCGCGTCGGCGTCGAGAAGGGCAAGGACGGCTACGAGGACAAGAACACCGTCAAGGCGTTCAAGCCCTTCGAGCAGTCCGGGCCCGGCGGCGTGCCCGCGCATGTCGCCGCGTCGGCCAGCGGATCCGGCGCCGCCACGG